GGCGTTGGCTGAGTTGGCGGGTGTGGAGGTTAGCCGAGTATCTGCTCGAGGAACTACAAACCAGAACATCTAGTAAGAGGAGGTAAATATCGTGGGTGCACCAATACTACCTGGAGAGACTGACGCCTTAACATGGCTCATCGTACTAATTGTTACGATGGGAGTGCCGTGGCTGAGCGTCAAGCTCTACTACTGGCTGGAGACTAAGCCATTTCCGTTCTTGGAGAGCTGGAGCTCACTCACTAAATATGTGATATCCGTTGTCTGGGCAGCTCTCCTAATTACAATCGTATGGTGGTTCGGGACGCTAGTGGGTTTGTACGACAAGCCTCCTACAAGCGCAACCTGGCAGATGTGGGTGAGCAATTGGATGAACGTAGTCTTACCTGTAGCTGTACTCCAACAAGTATGGTATAACTTTGACAAGTCTCGTAAAGCACGGCAACTCAACGCGGGCGAGTAGATGGGGGCTTATGCCCCCCTACCTCTAGGGAGAGGGATATGAACGTAGAAGAGATCATAGAGCTATACGCAGAGATCATCGAAGGCGAGGCGGGAATACTGGGAACTGAGGGTAGGACAGCAGTTGCTAGAACTATCCTGACTCAAGCCGAAGCTGGCCAAAGCCCTAACGTCATTGCAGGCAAGTGGATGGGCAGGCTTCCACCCACAACAGAGGCACGTACACTCGCAGCACGAGTAGTAGGTACTATCGGCCCATCACTTGAGTCTAACGGGTTTATGTACTGTATGAGTCTTGCAGATACACAAGGTACCGAAACACGACCACCGTGGATCCGTGGAGACAAAGTCATCAGCAAGTACGTGGATGGCCACTTGTACCAGCTTCATCTATACGTTGAGTGGCCAAAGGAGAGAACGGCAATGCCAGAGATAACCATCCAACGGTACCCTGGGTACGGTAGCCCCTCCCCCGGGGTGCATTGGACGCCGATACAGTATCACGCACACGCTGACCTTACGTGGTACATCGATCGTACAGCGGAGTGGGCTAGCTGGGTATTACTCATTGACGACGGTGGAGGATCGACACTTCAGCCTAATCCGTACTACGGTGGGCTGAGTATTGTCGACATGTTTCACATGCGCGGCATTGAGTGTGTCATTCGTCTCTTCAATAGACCTGACGCACGTTTTGACTCGCGCATGGAAGACACAGTGGGCCGGCTTATTGAGAAAGGTGTCAACTATTTTTACTACCAGAACGAACCAGAATGTGGAGGAGAGTGGGCACACAACGACTTCAAGATCCCGAAGGACTGGGTAGAGCGTTGCTGGAGAGCGTTCGTTCCAGCTGCCTATAAGATCAATGCTCTGGGCGGCTACCCTGGAACTCCTGCATGCACTACGTGGCTATATCCCGACCCCGACGGAAACATAATCAACCCCTATTTAGAGTACATGTCTCCCGAAGAGCGAAGAGACATCTTCATCGAGGGTCACGGCTGGACAAACATTCACCCGTACCCCCTAAACCACCCACCTGATTATCCGTACGACGCTGTCAATCAAGTTGGGTACCCAATGACACATGAAGAGTACCTCGCTAAGCTTGCTGAGGTCTCCCTTGAGTATCGCCAGAACACTGGAGACAAGTGGGTCTTTCTCCCGTGGCAGGTAGACGAGCACCACATTAACCTAATAAGGCAGCAGCACAAGAACCCCGGAGCAACTATTGAGACGGACGACACTTGCTTCGGATCGTGGCTCGGACATCGAAGACTGTTAGCAGAGGTAGGCCTTCTCCCATACGTACCAATGATTGCAACAGAAGGGGGATATGTTGTAGCCAGCCACAATGATAGCAGGTACGCAAGGAATACCGTTCAGCAACAGATAACATACACCGACATCATGCAGCGTACTATCGACGCTGACCCAAACTTCTTCACGTGGATGCAGTGGCTCATTGGAGTACAGTTACTAAGTGCCCAACAAGCCGACAGCTTCGAAGATCAGGGTCTACACACAACGTGGCATAACGGGCCGTTTGCACTAAACAATGAGCTACCATTTGTACAACACATGATCACCAAGGAGGAGAACAGACCAATGTACTCAAAGCTCTGTCCACACATCCAGATAATGAGTCCCCAAACCCTGGAGGCTATCGAGAGGTTGCAGCCTCCAATGGTTAAGGTAATGGGGCTACCAGTGAGCGACCTTCAGGCGATTCAGTTAGCCGCCCCCGACACTGAGATTGTATACCGTATCCACGTAGACTCACAGCCATTCAGTGACAACCCAGAGGGGTGTGCAATTGACTTCGCGACGCGGTTCCAATCTGTCATTAACGACATCCACGTCGCTGAAGTCTACAACGAGGCAATAAACAACACTACCTCACCTGGCGACCTTGCAAAGTTCGATCAGTTCCAAGCACAGTTCGCCCGTAGTATTTGGGAGAAGAACCCTGCCGTCAAGATTGGTCTGTTCTGCCTACCAACCGGCAACTTCGGATGGGAGGGGGAACCTTTAATTGACTCCACACACTTCCCTCGTACCTTCGACGCTGTAACACCTCCCCGAGGATACATATGTGTGCACGAGTACACATGGAACACCTGGGACTGGGAACTGAATGCACGGTTACTACGGTATCGCACCCAGATGAAATGGGCAGCACAGTGGGGATGGGGTCTTCTCATAACCGAGTGTGGACTTACACACGCAGTTGTCGAGGGCTACGAAGACGTTGGATGGCGTCAAGGAATAGATCGTGAGGTATTTGTAAAGGGCATGCACAAGTACGATCAACAGCTATGTCTAGACGATTACGTTGTAGGAGCTGCAATGTTCACAGCCGGCCCTTCATACGGCTGGGAGACGTTTGAATGCTTAGATGAGTGGGAGGATGCTGCACTCCGAATGGGCGAAGTGGAACCTGGACCCGGTCCAGAGCCAGAGCCTACGCCCGGACCGGAGCCGGAGCCGGCGGACCCTATAGAGATGGGGAACGACGTTCCAGCTGATTGGGGAGTTACAATTGTAGAGCCAGACATGGAACTAGAACCTGGGGGCCGCTACGCGAAACTGGTTCACCTCCACTTGTTGACCCCAGAAGAGAATCACGGGGACCACAGCATTTTTGTAGAGGTCCTCAACGAGAACGGTAACAGACTGCAGAACGTAAAAGTTGGGTGGCGTAACACAGGCAACAACACTGCCGGAACAGTTCCACTCGACAAGACTGATCCTAACGGACCGATGGGGGATGTGCCGGCGGGCCGGAATGATACCATGGATGTCTGGGTCGAGAGTATTGGAGGGTTGTACGTACCTTCAGACGTAGTAACAGGCTTCCATACACGGCACCCCGACATCGAAGTCCCCGGGAGCACGACGGGTCACCATTCCATCTTGGCCGTCTATGTATACGGGAAACACGTAGAGAGCCCTGTGCAAGCCGAGATTCCAGTTGACGATTCCAACTTCCAATGGTTCGTCAGGGATCAGATGAGTAAGGAAGCTATCGGTGGAGTTGTTCAGTTTAATGACGCAACGGCTCTGATGCAGTATGCCCGGGGATCGAGCTTAGGGGCAGCACTGACCAACGAGAGAGGCTTCGACTTTGACAACGTGCAGTATGTTGCACAGAAGTTCTGCATGGGAATAGCGATTTGTATTCTGGATCAGTACCTCGTCGTTACCCATATACAGAACTAGTTAAGGAAGGAGTATTATGCCTCCTGAAATAAACGGTATACTCGAAGAGAGGATTCAAGGTCTCCACGATCTCATGAAAACTAAGTTCGCACACGTTCAAAAACAGCTAGATACCATTAACGTCCGCTTAGTAAGTCGGGACGAGGTTGAGAGTCTCGTTGATCGTATAGAGCGTTTAGAAGTGTTTGAGCGTGAGATGCACATCTGGTGTCGTGGTGTCGATCGAGCAGTATGGCTCCTCGGACTTGTTGGTGGGGTGGCCCTTACGGTCACTACAGCTTTGGTGATAGCCTGGGCTACCGGCTATCTACTCCCACCTCCTCCTGTTCCTTGAGGTGCGTGAGGAGTTCGGTGCCTAGCACTTTATGGGTCATCGCACCCTTACGCTCGAGTATCTCCTGTACGAAATCATCAACTGTGCCTCTACAGGCCACGGTGATTATTTGTACAGCTTTCTCTTGAGTGATTCTATGAACCCGGTCCTCAGCTTGCTGTTGGGTGGCCGGGTTGTAGTTTTTCTCTAAGAAGATCACCTTGGTAGCAGCAGTCATAGTCAGACCCTCACCCGCAGCCTGTAACGTACAAACGGCAACACGTACCTCGTCATCCTCCTGTAGCTGTTTGACGACTGGAGCTACCCCACCAGTCATTCCCCCCATAATAACCACATGCTTTACCTTGCCCTTGTCAAGGCGTTGACTTAGAGCCTCAACGGTCTTCCGAAACTTAGTAAACACGATAACCTTCGTTTCTTCGACAGCGTCAGCAATAAGTTCACAAGCAGCATCCAACTTGCCTGAACTGTCGAACTCGTCCAAAGTAGCAGTTGTAGAGAGGATTTGTTGGAGACGCAGTATAACTACAATTGCTCCGACCGCGTCGACAGATTCCCCCGATTCTAGCCGTATGATCGATTCCTTGACCATTTGTTTGTACATCTTCAATTGACGAGGAGTCATCAATACATGTACGGTTTTATACGTCTTGTCTGGAAGCTGCGGGAGGAACTCCTTCTTGGTTCTCCGGAGCATCCGTGGAGCTAGCTCACGTCGTAGCAGTTCGGAGTTCTTAACTCCCCTTACTTCTCTCCCCCCAAAGTAGTTCGCCTTATACTCGGTATACATTTCATAGAACCTCCAGTACGACGGAAACTCGCTAGGGGCTAGCAAGTGAAGCAGTGACCAGAGCTCTCCAGGCTCATTCGACATTGGGGTTCCAGTTGCAAGAATGAGTCTAGTAAACATTAGCTGCGAGACACTCTTGTACGTGAGAGTACGTCTATTCTTGATTCTATGTGCCTCATCACAGATCATCCAGTCCCATACAAACTGATCCAGCAACTCCGTCCCGATTCTTGCAAGCTCCCAGTTAACAACTAGCCAGCCGGTACCACTCATGAACCGCTTAATGTCAACCTCTCGAGTAGCGGAGTTTGCTACGGTTACTCTACGACCCGTAGGGTCCCACCTTCGTATCTCGTCGGCCCACCAGAGCTTGAGTGAGTTCGGACAGATAACTAAGACCCTCATCATCATCTGAGAGCTCACTACAGCTGCGATTGAGGTTGCAGTCTTGCCCAGTCCTGTCTCGTCGCACAGGAGTGCTCTCCCAGCCATATTGATGAACTCTGCCCCAACACGTTGGAACGGATAGAGTTCATCTGCACGCTCGAAGTGCTTGAGCTGAGCGTCTTTTCTTCCTCCGAACTTGATGAGTGACTTCTCAACTCGTCGTTCATTTTGGTACCACGACCAGACCCCCTCGCACATTTGGATCTCCGGAACCAGAAGCACCAACATCTCCAGTAGCCGGAGCTCCTGCGGCACTAGGATCTTCCCGATCCTCTTTACGGCTCCAGGGACTCGGAGCATCGTCTTTTGCTGTGAGTCCGTCAACGCGTGCAAGGGCACCTCTAACTTGCGGTTTGGCCCGAAAGTAATCTCTGAACCGTTCGTCATCGCTAGTTCTCCTTAGGTACAACATTGCATGGCGGGATGCATCGTACTCGTGTACCGATATCTTAAGCCCCGGCATACGGAGTACGAACCCTTTCATTTCAGAGGCTGACTGAAGTACATACCGAACGTGTGCTAGGTCCTCACAAATGAACCGTAGCACCCCAATTACTTGCACAGGAGGAAAGTCGGACCATGATTGACCCAATGCCCTACCCGGGTAGAGCCGAAACGACTCAATGGCAACCATGTCAGGTCGGACAGTTCGGATGAGTCGATCGGCTCCACGCCAGTACCGGAGCTCCCCCGTCTCTAACTTCCCAGTCTCTGAGTACGCACAGGCCCAGCCTGTTGTTTCTCCCGGATCAAAGGCGAGCACAGTTGTCATGAGTCCTCCTCTGCACCTGCAGGTATACCGTTCGGCCACATGTTTAACTCTTTGGGGTGTAGCTGAGTTACCCGGTCAGCGATAGCGTACGCGAAGTTAGCAACGTCTGCACACTCCTTTACTACAGCGTCTGCGTCAATGTTCCACGCTGCTAGCTCTCCCATAAGCTCCTCAGCTTCTGCGCAGAGCTTAGTCAGTAGCTGCTGAAGCGTATCAGTACTCCAGCCTCCCTTATGTTCGTTCTCGTTGAGCTTCTGTATCATTACGTTCTTAAACTGGTCTAGGTTCATGCTACACCTTTACTCCTTTCAGGTCCTCCCAGTTTGATCCTACTTCAATATCAGAAGGAAACGGTACAACGTCGTCACCGATCATTTCCTCTGCGGTCGACTGCATTAGCGTTGCGAGCTTCTTCCCGACCACAGGTACCAGTCTTCTAGGACACTCAAGAATAATGCTATCGTGGACAGTGACCAGTATGTGGGCAGCTCCGGATCTAACACACCATTCGTGCATTCTACAAAGCGATCTAAGGGTGAAGTCGCTTGCTGGAGACTGACACATAAAGTTGACAGCTTGGTTCTCGACGTCACGTAGCACCTCTTGGGTGACAATTCCGAATCGTCGTTCTCTCCCGACAAGGGAAGTAACCATTCCTGTTCGACGGACCTGAGCCTTGGTCTTCTGGTACCAGTCGGTAACACGTGGCATCTTACGAAAGAAGTCGTTGATGTACTCCACGGCCTCTTCGTAGGACATACCTGGGATTCGAGTATCCCTCGCAAGAGCTCTTGCCGTCCTTCCATAGACGAGACCAAAGTTGACCATCTTTGCGGCAACGCGTTGCTCTTTTGTATACTCCGGTCCGAACATTCTCTCTGCGACTTCACTATGTAGATCCCTCCCGGAGCGATAGACTTCAAGCAGGAATGGGTCCTTGGTAATCCAAGCTAGGACCCTAAGCTCTGCTTGACTATAGTCGCCCTGCATAATTACCAGCTCATCGTCGTCTCGAATGTTCTGGGGTACTCTTCCGTATACGTGCTTGAACATCCTTCGAAAGTCTGCAGGAGTTGACGGGATGTACAAACGTCGTATCCCCGATCCCTTGCGTGGGACGTTCTGTAGGTTGGGGTCGCGGCACGAGAGCCTTCCCGTAACTGTTCCGTGCAGCATAAACGATGAACGGACTCGCCCGTCACTCGACAACTGCCGCTCGATACCCTTAACATAGGTTGAGTGTAGCTTCGCTACCTTTCTCTGCTTGCGCATCAGCTTAACGAATGGGTGGCCCGTCTTCTTGTCCAGAGCCTCAAGTACATCCGCGTCGGTACTGTTGCCCCTGATATGTGGTAGGTTAAACTTCTCGAATATGATGCGTCCTACCTGCTGAGTAGAATTAGGATTGAACCCGGGATCTCCTGCCATCGTACAGAGTTCACACTCTAGGTCGAAGATCTTTCCCGTGAGCTCATCATCCAGTCCTTCGAGCTCGGACTGGTCGATTCGAGCTCCAAAGAGCTCTATGTCTGCCAGTACGTTGGACGCGGGAACCAGTAGGTTATCGTATACCCACTGTAGCCTCTTCCGAGAAGCCAACTCTGACTCCTGAAGCATTCGGAGCCTCGTAGTGTAGTCTCCGTCGTGTAGTGCGTACGTATAGAGTACCGACTCAGGAAGCAATGCGTACGAATCGGTACTCGGCTTCTTTAGATACTGCTTAATAGTTCCCTCCCAGTTGGGAGCGTTCAGATTACCCGCTGCCAGCTTCTTGAGGTCGTGGGTCCCTTTGCGCTCGTCGAGCATGTAGTGCTGTAGTAGGGTGTCCCACGAAACCTTTGGCCCTACACCTCCGAGCGCACTAACTAGGTGCTTACGGTCAAACTTCATTCCGTGGCCGCCCCAAGCGATGTGGACACTGGTAAACGCATCAAGGAGTGCCTTCCTTACTTCGGAGTCTTCAATGAGGTTCAGGCCCAGAACGACAGCCTGCTCCTCCTTCCACGAGAACACGATGCACAGGATGTAGTCGTCGAAGGGGTCAAACCCAGAGGTTTCCAGGTCAACCGTAACCTTCATTGGTGCTCCAGCCTCGTTAGTAGCTGTAGTAGCCATTCGCTCGAGGTGCTGAAGGAAGGTTACAGCCTCCTGCTGGTCGAGGATTATCCGTCGGTCCACGGGACCTTGATGGGTACTAACCGAGTTGACAGTTCGGTTAAACGCCTTACTAATGTCTGCCGAGAAGTCCCTAAACGACGATGGTCGCCTTAGGATTGCTGCCGGGTGTAGTGTCGGTACTACTACGATGTCTTTAAGGCCGACAGCCTCATACTGGCGACCTCTTATCGTCGTGATCCCTCCGATGTCTCCGAGGAGTACATGTGTAGCAGTATTACCGAGTGCTAACACTACCTCCGGTTTATGGGCCACGATCTCTGCAAGTAGTCTACGACGGCAACAGTGTACAGCTTTCGGCGGTAACTTGTTCCTGGCCGGATGACAGAGTACAGCGTTGGTGACATAAATGTCCTTGTCGTCAATCCCGTAACCATTGAGCGTCCGTCGGAGTAGCTCTCCCGATGGCCCAACAAACGGCTTTCCCAGTCGTGCCTCCGTAACCCCGGGCGCCTCTCCTACCACTACAACTTTGCACGTGGTCGGGCCGGTCCCGGGAACCATCTTCGCGCCCTGAAGGGGACAGGATTCACAGTCGGCTCCGGGTGCCTTCGGTTCGATGGCCATTACCCTACTCCCTGTGCATGCTCTGTCCATTTGAGGAACGCTGCAATGTTTCGTAGCGTGGCCTCTGGGTTGGGGTCTACTGTGAGGCCCTCATCGAGTTGGTGCTTCCTGAATGTACCAAAGTGGTCGCTGATAGAGATGTCCTCTCCGAATACCCCGGACATTACTGGCAGTGAGGTATCGATGCTCCTGATCCAGGGGAAGTACCGCTTGTAGTTCGGAACCTCACTTGGACTGGCCCATACCCCGAGTAGGTGATACTCCTTGTACATCGACCGTTGTACTACTTCCGTCTGGAACATGGTTCGGAGCTGCAGGAATCTACTCCCAAAGGTTCGCGTCATCACTTTCGGGAACCCAATTACGTCGATGTCATCACATGCAACAAAGGTGTTGTACACCTGAGTCCATTCGGCCTCGGTGCTACCATGCACAACAGCCATCAGCTTAACATCCAGAGGTCTGGTTGAGAGTTTCTTGAACTCCTCAAGAGCAGTGAACGTAGAGTCCACAGTTGCTGGACCATCGTCAAAGACGTCCGGCAACACAATCTCCTGAGCCCCAACGGTAAGCGCGTACTCCGCAAGAACATTAACTCCGCAGGGAGTACCCCTCTCTGTTACCCCGTTATCCAGAATGATGTAGTCGCCGCGGTCTCTTAGTTCCCGGTAGAACAGCCTCATCCCGGCTTCAAATAGGTGATGCACGGGGAGAAGATGGAAATCCGTAATCGCCTCGTAATGGTGTAGCTTGGGCGGTGCAATAATCGATAGCTTCATCTTTTTGTTCTCCTTTCTATAGGGCTAGTAGTTGCATGAACTCCTGACGGACTTCGGGCTTAGAGAGAAATCGGCCGCGTAGGGCTTGTGTGATCATCTCGGAGTCTTCAGACAGCACCCCCCGCATCTGCATACAGGTGTGCTGACCCACCATACATACTGCCACGTCGTCGGCACCTGCAAGATGCTGTACATGGGTTGCAATCTGCTCCACTAGTCGTTCTTGAATCTGTAGTTGGTGCGCATAGAGTTGTACGACTCTTACGAGCTTGGATGCCCCGAGGATCTTCTCTTCTGCAATGTACCCAACAGCCGCGGTAAACGAAAACGGAAGTAGATGATGTTCACACAACGACCACCCCCGGATGTTCCGGATGACAACCATTTGGTCGGCTCGGACCGACGTAAAAGAAGTATCTAGGTTGTCATCCTTATAGTCAATAAACTCCGACCAGAACTTTGCTACTCGGTGCGGAGTACCTACGAGACCCTCGCGTTCTGGGTCCTCTCCGATTGCTGCGAGGACCCGTCGGACTGCTAGAGCTATTGTAGCCCGATCAACTTGTGTGTTTGTAAGCTTAGATGCCATGTTGGATTCTCCTTTACTTTCTGTACGGTCTCTTCAATGTTCATTACACCATCTCGCTCACACGGCTGCAGGAAGTGCAGAGCCTGCACTTGCTCGCCGTGCAACCACGCTTGGCGACCGACCGCGTGGTACTTAGCTAGATCCTCCTCGCCGGTGTATATAAGCTTCAGCTCGTCGCAGATGTAAACTTTGCCTAACTCCTTCGGTGACATCGTCACCCAGTCAATCTCCTTAGGTATGCGCTCCCAGCAGATGCCATTGGTTTCGATGGCAACCCAGAAACGGGCCTTCCGCAGTCCCTCTACCAAAGGTCCAAGGTCTTGGAGAGTGGGTTCCCCGCCGGTTAGGATTACATTAGTGCACTGTGCCGTATGTTTGATCTTGAGCAGTAACTTGTCAAGTTCAAGTTCGTACTGCAGGGAGAAGTCGGTATCGCACCATTCACAGTGGAGATTGCACCCTGCGAACCTTACAAAGATCGCCGGCCGCCCTGTCCAGTGACCTTCACCCTGAATAGAGTAGAAGATCTCGTTTATGTCGTATCCGGGTTTAGGTACCATGCTGTGTAATACCCTCCTTCGCGATCTGAACGTAATCACCAATCGCTTTGACGCTACAGACTTCGTCTCGGTACTCGGGTACGAGGTCCCTACGTTCTACTCTGAAATCCTCGAGTCCCCGGTCATAGTCCCTAGCAAGCCGGATAGCACATTCTGCAGTCTCAGCAAAGACTAGTACACGGCGGCTCATAGCTTGCGAGTCAGTTGGGTAGTAGTGTAGAATAACCTCCCACAGAATTCCCTCTACCGTTTTGGTTATGCTATGCCTGGGAGTGGGTTGATCCACCATACCTCGTTCCCCTCCGTTTCTTGTACTCCTACAGCAAGGCACTTTGGAATCTCTGCGCCTAGGCGGTTAGCGAGCATCTCGGCAGTTGGTTGCTCTAGCTGAGTGTTTAGGTCTGTATGGTCGTACTTCTTTACGACCTCCGATATCAGCGAGAAGTCGACGACCATTCCTCGGTCGTTGAGCTCGTCAGTGCCGCAGATTACCGTTACCCTCCAATTGTGTCCGTGCACCTCCGAGCACGGGGAGCTAACCCAACGTAGGTGGTGTGCTGCACTTATCCACACTACCTTCCTGAGCATGTACTTCTTGTTAAATTTGCCAATCATTCTACTACCTTCCTCTCTAGGGTGTATGCACCCTTCGACTACGTCGAACACCCAGTCTAGACCCCTCTTTCGTGAAAATGCTCGACGCAGCCGAAGGAGGCACAAGGCCTCCCTTGTTCTACTTCTTCCCGAAGAGCTTACGTACTCCATCGCTGGGCTTCAGCGACACTTCAGGATCTGAAGTCTCTCCCTTCGCCATCTCCCGTATCTGGGATACACTAGGCTTCACGGAATCTTCGGAGTTGCGGTCCTGCTGCTTACACACTCGCATAAACGCGAGCCACATCACTGCGTATACAGCAATGTCCATAACGTTGTCTGAGAGTGAGTCAAAGTTCGGCGTCTTACCATGCAGCTCAACCATAACGAGGCTCGTGAGTCTGTCGGCCTTCTTTGCAACCTCGTGAGCCCATGAGACGTTGCCGAACATCATGCGATGCCATACCGGGGTGAGCTGGTCGTAGTCATCCCCCTTACTTTCGTACATCGCTTGCAGATCGGCAACTACAGCCTCCAGCGCTCCCACAAACTCTTGAGAGCTGTCCGCCATTGCACCCCTTTCGATAGGCGTTTGCACGTTTATACCTCCTCACCCGTGATGGGCTTCTTGATGTTGGGCGTGACGTAGATCAATGGAACGGATACGATTGTCACTGCGTACTTGAACAATGTCTGGCCCCATATCGCTGCTATCATCCCCGCGAGTGGAAATACCCCGGCGAACGCTATCACCTGAAACACTACCGAGTCGATCGGCACCGAGACAGCATTCGATGCGATGACTCTTGTCCAAAGGTACTTTCTATCTGGGTCGATCTTCTGTACCCAGATACTATACACCTCTGTATCTATTAACTCGCTTATAATCATCGCAACGATCGACGCAGCTACAATACGTGGTACTGCTCCCAGTATCGTCGCGTAGGCACCCTGGTACGGCCAGAAACTGGCAGGATGTAAACCAATCGTAAGTTGAAAGTACAGTACCATCAGTAAGTTTAGGAGTGCTCCTATTAGAATCACAAGCTGTGCAACACGCTTGCCGAGCACTCGTTGGATGCTGTCACGGAGTGTAAACGTGACGGCGAAGACAAGTGTGCCTGCCGGCATCACTAGCCCGAACGCCGTGAACATCTTTGCCGCGGTTACGTTTGCTATCAGACCGCACATAAAGTACAGACCTGTTAGCAGGATTGCAATTCCGAAAACCTTCCGCAGTTCCTTCTGTTCCATGTTACCCTCCTAGTCGTCGTACACTGTTGGGTCGGCATAGGGTACAGGGTCTGGCACGCCGGCCTCCTTAAACGCTAACTTTCGTTGCTTACAGGTTCCACACGTACCGCACTGTTTCTCACCTCCTTTGTAACATGACCATGTAAGCTCAATTGGGGCATTCGATCGTATTGCGGCCTTGACGATCTCAACCTTCTTCATGTGTAGCAACGGCGAGAGAACTCGAAATCCGTCATCGTCACCGCTGACACGCAGCATATCCTCCATCGCTCGGAGGAAGGGATACGTACAGTCAGGGTATGCATTGTCATCCTGATGCCATCCACCCATGACGATGTTTGTACCTCTACGGTAAGCCAGCTGAGCAGCCAAGATGATCATGAGTGCGTTACGATGTGGATGCCACGACAGTGGTCTCACCGCGACGTAGTCAGAAAGCTTCTGATCTAGGTCAGTACCGGGAAGTGTCAGATGCGACGTGGCAACTCTAGGGATATCATACGCAAAGAACGGTACGTTCCAGTACGTCGCAATCTGTTCAGCGTGTTCCACCTCCTTCTCGTGGCGCTGTCCGTACCGGAATGATACCGCGGCACAAGGGGTAGCGGGTCCGCTAGCATCTAGTATAAGGCCCCGCATGCCTAGCGACAAGACCGTTGTCGAGTCTAGGCCTCCACTTAGTATTACAACAGCCTTCTGCGGAGTGTTAGCTAATTCTTGCATCGGATTCTCCTTTTCCATATACTACTATTGTAGCATCCGCCACCTGGTCGGGAATGTCCAGACCGGCGTCACACGCTACTGCGATGTCGATTCCGTACATCCAGCGAACGGCTCCGGACAGGGCAACGGACTTACGACCCACAACGTACTGACCGGGCCCTACAAAAGTATGCACACTCCTTTCTGCGAGCTGCCGCTTAACTGCAGCTGAGTCTAGTGACGCCCTACCTTCGGTTCGTCGTTTGCGGTGCCACCAATTCAACACCGTAGTCATGTGGAACCATAGTACGTTCCGCTGACTGTCATACTTGTAAGTAAAAGGGACACGAACGTCGGGAGCAGCTACAATGTTGATTACGTCTTCAATCAGCTCGTCGACTAGGATCATAGTTCTGCCAGTCGTAAGGTTGATGATGTCCCCGATAGAGGGTCCAAAGACCGACCTTACAAAAGCCGCGTCTAGGTCTACTACGTCGAGACCGTGTTGTGCTAGGAACCCTTTAAGCGACCACGTTCCGAGACACGTAGTTGCGATGTTGCGTCGAACGCGGTCCGGTATAGATTCGGGAAACGCCTCCTTGGTTAGGTCATACATTCGTTGCCACTCAGTCACAATCGAGCTCTCCGAATGCGAAAGGGTGTAACGTATATAATGTCCCGCGAACATTCCCAGAGGCAGAGTCACTAGCTTGTTGTACGCGGTCCAACAGGTACCATTCTCCTTCACCGTCTCTGGCCGGAGGTTTATGATTACTGACCTCTCCTGAGCTGCAGCATCTGATAGTGCGTCTTCTCCATCAAGGGTAAACGGAGCACTCAGTTGGTACTCTGTAGTTGTCTGGTCAGGTCGACCCCTCGCGTCATATCCAGCGTCGTACGCTAAGAGTACGTACCTGAGTAACTTTGTGTAATCAGCCTCACGCATCCCAGACCTGCGGAACTCACTAAACGAGATCGGGATGGAGTTCGTGGAGCTAAGCAGACTCAGCAGCACAAACGGTGTAGTCGAACAGTCATGGGAGAAGGGCTTTGTGTACCCTAGTAACGGCTGCATGACCCTAGTTAACGTTGTCGTCTTTCCTGAACCCCTAGTACCGTACACGTTCAGGGTAGGAAACGAGACCCCTGCGCTGTTTAGCAACACCTTGTACGGCGTGGCCATATACCAGCTAAGTATAGGCCATATTACTTCCGGGTCGTTTATCTCGAGTAGCGTTGGAAACAACGCACCTAAGAACTCAGCTAGAGCATCGTCGCCAGCCCGGTCGTATTGCACCGGGAGAGCTGTGCGCTTCATCGACATGAAAAGGATTGGGGCTTCTTGCTGTGGGTACTCTTTGGTCGCCGAGAACGTTCCCTGGGGAGTAACCCAGTAGTCCTCGTGCCGTCCGAGCACTCCGACAGCTCTCGCACTCGGCATGGGATCGCTGAGTGCACGCAGCTTGTGAACCAGAAAAGGAAGTAGGAGCCTAACATGATCGTCGGTTCCTGTCCACTGCCATTCCACCGAGGTTAGGTGTCTCAGTAGTGCGTCGCGCTTGTTAAACGCCGCCTTCGGCAGTATGACATCTTTCCATACTAATCCTTCTGCGATGATGTCGCCCATAATTGCATCCTGTACGTCGCCGTGTAGCAGACGATGCGGGTCAATCCTAAACGTTGATACCTGACGTATCCCCTTTGCCGTATCTACATAGTAGCAATCTTCTTGCTCCGTTAGGATACTGATCGCCGTAGGTGTTAGCCGCTTTGAAGCCTGCTTTACCGTTCGCGAAAGGTATCGGTCTCCTCCCTCCTCGGAGAACTTGTCTCCGATTGCGCGTTCCTCAAATATCTGTCGGACTCCAAGGTCCGAGACTCCCTTACTCACCAGGGCAGTAGTAACAGCCCAATCACGCTCGCTCCTCGACGTGTAGCCCTCAGAGCTTCCCGTGACAATGCGTTGTACTGTACTACCATCAAGCTTACAACCAGCAGCTAGGTCATCGAGGTTGTACTTCAGGTCGGGGCGCGACTGAACAAGCACGCATGGAATGGGTACATTCCCCTTAACGTTAAAGGACCCTGGTACTCTAAGTACCCTTGAAGCGTCCCAGGTACTGTCTCCGTTAACACATGCCCCGATTTCCTTCATTAGGTCTTCAGCGTCTGTAGGTTTCGCGTCCTCTACGAGGAGCCAGTACCCATGGAACCCGTTACCACTGTCGACTACGAACGAGGGGGCGAAGACGAAGGAATCCACTGCGGCAAGCGCATCCTCCTTGCCGCCAGGAAAGCTCTTCCCGTCAATGTCGGCCCATACAGCCCGACACCGTGCAACGGACTCCTTGTGCCCATCCTTACCTAGGCGGGCACTTACCCCGAAATATACATTTGCCTTCTCTCCTACCTTACCCGCTATCTCATATACTTTAGCGGCCGACTGAACGAAGAGCTGCTTACTCTTTCGGTCCCTGTCGATAATACGAACCTCGATCCACTCTTCCGACGAGAGGTCTTCAAACAAAGTGTCGAGTAGATCCATGCCAACCTCCAAGGAAAGGGGAGGGTAGCTCTTATGTGTATGTGTGTGTGAGCTACAGCGCGATGCAACATGTGGTGCGCGGCTCCTCCCCCCTTTAGTATTCAGTTAGAAGCAGTTCTCCTAAAACAACTCGTCGTCGTCGCCTTCGACGGCGAAGTCAACGGCGGTGTCTTCACTCTCACTAGAGAGAGGAGTGTTGTTCGGGAGGTAGCGTGCGATCTCGGATCGCGTATTTCCCTCCCACACACGATGCTCAACCTCAACAACGACCTCTGCACCTGCTAGGTCGTCAAGGTCAAGCTGAATTGGCCCCTCAAGGTCGTCTTCAGAAACCCCAGTAGCTTTTAGGAACCGCTTCACCACCCACCGCGACTGCGGTAGGAGCGAGAGGCGATCCCATAACTTGCTTCCGGCAAATTCATCGGGCTCCGTGATGCTGAATGTCAGAACCAGCATCGCATTTCCGGCTTTGGATTTGGTGCTCTCCACCTTCTGCACCAGCGCCCGGTACAACCCAACCGGCACCGCCTCCATAGCGTCCGAGACGCCGGTGAAGTCCAGATCCAGGATCCCACCACCCATACCCCCCACGTTGTCGAAATCTTCTGGCATTTTAGCCTCCTATACTAATACCTCTGTGTCTTAGTCATCAATCAACGTTTGCACTTCCGTTGCTACCTCTTCATCGTCACCTCCCTCGGAGTCGGACTCCTCAATGGTCTCGAATTCCGGGGCACCCTCTCTGTCGGCACTAAGAATAGGACCCATGTGCGGGCCTGCTATCAGCGCCGGAAGCTTCCCCCGCGCCTTTGCAACTAGTCGAGCCTTCAGTTGAGTACTCGCAGTGTGTCTTGCCCCCCGAACAGAGAGGTACAAGACATAGTCAAAGTACTTACCTACCTCTCCCGCAAGCTTCCCAGGTAGCATCGGCTGTCGCAGAATAATCTCGGTCTGCTGGTCAGCATTTAGAGCCTCCAAAGTCGTTGCCAGCAAGTGGTACGGCTGTCTACGCAGCATCCGAAGGAGAGCCCGCATCTGATAGTGGATGCGCATCCAATCCTCCTGCCACGGGATCCCCGGCTCACGCCCGGCCTTTCCAAGCTGGCTCTTCAATCGCGCTCGCATCATGATGTCGTACAGCTCATTCAGATCATCCAGGATCACCGTCTTGTACGTACACGACTCACTTCTTAGGTACTTAGACAACAACTGCCACTCTTGGTAGTTGTCGACGTGAATAACATGTACCTCCCCCATCTGAGCAAACTGACGTAATGTTCGAGTACCCCGGTCAAAGTCAATAAACAACGCTGGGCACATCTCGGGAACCTCTGCAACCGTTCCCATCAAATGAGTTTTACCACAACCGGACGGGCCATAGGCGAGTAACCTAAGTGGTCCGATGTCCTCCTCGATTGGTACGATCTGTACCCCTGTTATTTCAGGTAACTCCATCACTTACCTCCTCTTAGTAGCCTACTTGGAATCCGACACGCCAACATTATCTCGTGACATAAACTCTGGAGTGTCGAAAGGAGATCTTGTTCGCTTGCGGTAATCGGCAGCGAGTACACCTCTAGGGTCGACTCCATTTTGGATGAGATTGCAAGGCCCGAAAAATGGGCAGATCTTGCAGTTCCATCCAAGCATTCCGGGGTTAGGGTAGACCTCCCCGTGGAACATGTCGTAGACAATGGCTCTGAGGGTCTCTTCAAACGTTTCAAGTCGCTTATCTCCTACCGAGATCTGTGCACGTGCCACGAACTTATCTGGCTGTGCGCGCAACGTTTCGAGTATCTCTGTGTACGCAGACTCCGGGGCGTCGTACTTCCGTAACGCCCACTTGTAGAGCTCATACGTAGTCTTTTGGTTCTTAGAACGTGACAGCTCTCCGCTCTTCAAGAGCTTCGGAGGATTAGGTACGTCCTTACGCAAGAAGGTATAGATCACACCTTCTGGTCGCATACCCTCAAAGCGCGGATCCCGAAGCGTTGCCCACACATATGCGAGGCACTGCATGTCGTGAAACAAAAACTTGAACCCCACCTTACGGTCCGATTCGAACTGGGCGGTGGTCTTATGTTCGAGTATCCAGTACTTCCCGTCTGGAGTCTTCACGAGGCCATCACACGTTCCGGCAAAAACAATCTCCTGTCCATTGTACTCCGCAAACGGGAGGGAGAATTGTACCTCCGGCATGATAACCTCAAAGTCGTCGTGGACCCGGGCCCACAACGCGTAGTTGCTTAGCATTCCCTTACCAAGCTTACGTGCATCAATAAGTTCGTTATGGAGTTCGTCCGTGAGCTCTACCTGCCCCTCGATCGCAGCCATTTGTCTCGTACACCACTCCTCGTAGGAGTGGAGCAAACTCTTAGCTGAACGGTCGGCTCCGTAGTATGCACCTAACGCGTAATGGATTGCACTGCCCAACCACAAATGTCGGTTGGGAGCTTTCGATTCCAAGTTGGTTCTAAGTGGGGATGCCAGAGCCCACCTCTGGCGACAAGTCAGAAAATTCCGAACATCCGAGATGTGGATTTCATACATGCTCACCCTCCCGAGGCCTTTCTCCTTACCTCATACTATAATTATAACACAGAACTCTGAGAAAATCAAGTCTCTCTTCGGGCACCAAGAGGATCTAGACCTCCTCTACTAACTCTAGGGCGAGATCCATACGCCACGACAAGCTCCGTATGAACTCAAGACACACAAAGTAGAAGATCGGTCTAGAGTCCTCCATAGTTAACGCTCCTAGATCCACCAGTTGGCGGAGGTGCCAGTTGACCGTCGGAAGAGATAGAGCCGACCAGTCCCGCAGATCTTCAGTGGTCTGACCAGGAACCGAGAGGAGCTCTCCAAGGAAACCTAACCTCCACTCGTTAGTAAGGATTCCGAGTGCGGGAGAGATACTCATAAACAGCAGCGTAGGTGTTAAGGATTCAAATCCCACAAGCAACTTATGCCTCCACAGCCATAGAACTACATCCTCAAACAACCAGATCGGAACCCCAGGAAAGTACACACTCACATGTCGCATGAGCGCGTCCACTATCGCATCGAAGGGCTCCTTGGTGTCTGTAAACGATATGTGGGACCCCATTCTCCGCCCCGATATAAAGAGAATCGACTCATGGAGCACAGTCCACTCCGCACCGTGTATCAGCTCCTCGTCCTCTAACCCCAGGAACGCGAGCTGATAATCCAGTTCCTCAGGAGGCTCCTCCCCTCCCAATACACCTAGGGTCTCTGCGATCGTCTGGCCCCTCATCGTTAACTTCAAGTCTATTCGACCCATAACCTCCTCCTCCTCCTAGTAACTTGGTAACCTCTCGAATTGCAGGGTCACCCCCTAGAGCCCTTCTGTTGAGCTCATCCAATAAGATCTTCTCCCACCTACCCAACGCAAATATACGGAGGAAGACATAATCTATTACCATATGGCTACGATTGGTAGGTAGCTCTCTGAAGCTTGCAACCAAAGACCTGCGGCACATCCTCCAGCAGTTGAACAGGTGTAGACCCGTTAACTTCGATATGGGTATGTGGAGGCCACCCTCCATCCGCCACTGTGGTTCGTCTTTGTGGTACCACTCCTGAGTTGGCCTGTAGTCAGGTTCGAACCATAGATTAACTACTCGCCTCTCCCTCTTCGCCGGTAACTGATTCTTCATTGCTACCATCTCCTCTCTCGTCCCATCGTTCGACTGCGGCAACTGCTGTTGCTGCAGGGGGACCATCAGCCTTACACTTTACACAGACACACCAGTACAAATACCGACCACCACGTCTGGTACTCACCACATAACTCCCACAAAACGGACACGGCTGCTTAGCCACTGTCACCTCTGTAACCTCCTCTACTCTACCCATCTTAGCTAGAAACTTACTCGGGGTCTTTGTTCCCTTTTGCATGTTACAGGTGCGGCAGGAAGGCACTACGTTGAACCTAGTATATGCCCCCTTTCGAACTACCGGTACCCAATGATCCTGTTGTAGGCCCCCCTCATCAGCTAGCTCACTCTCAGTACGTCCACAATATACGCAGCGATAGTCAAACATTTCGAGGATAGCACCCCACTGTGTTACCGTAAGAGATATCTCCATATCCTCAATCCGCCTTCGTCGACGAATATAGGCTTGCGCCTTAATCGTTCTCTTCTTGCGCTTCTTCTTACGCTTCTTCTGATAAGCACTACGCTCCTCCTTATGATCTCGGTAGTACTGATGGTAGTACGCCTTCTTCTCTCTGTCAGTCTTCGTCATACCTACTCTCTCCCGGGATGCCTGACCTTACTAGCCAACGAAATTCCCCAGCCACACTGTACGGGAACCACAGGAACCTCCTGATTACGCGCATGTCGCCGTCTTTAGGAACTCGTGGTAGTGGTTTATCCTTCCACCTCATTTGTCACCTCCCCATAGTTCTTGCCACAGATACATATCCTCGTCGAGGAGCCCAATTAGAGGGTCGGTATCTGGAGCGGTCTTCTTCTTCTCCTCCTTCGCGTCCATCTTCTCGTACAGCCCCTGCCGCATCATCTCTCTGAGCTTAGCACTCTGTGTTAGGAACACGACGGCCCAGATACCAAATATGATGAAGGTACACACAAAGGATATAATACCGACCGGGAGTACCATCAACGCTATCAGGGTAGCTCCCGTAGCTATCCCAGCCTGCCTACACGTCATCGTCAACCTCCAGAGGCAGAACAACGAAGTTACCCTCCTCATCGAGTATCATAAAGGACCTAACGACCTTGTAGCTGTGGTCATCGGTGAGCTCCCACTTCTTCTCCGTAGGGTTCCACCGAACCGTCCACGGCGTAAATCCTGCACTAATCGTCTGAATCTCAGTCTTTTTCATATCATTCTCCTTCTTGCCGAGGAGAAGGTACCTCATTGGACCTTCTCCCTTGAACGAAACCTACCACAACTTGGAAGCCACCCCCCTACCGTTGCGCCTCCTGGATAGCTTCGAGAAGTACTCCGTCGAGTACTGGTTTGTTCAATGTCCAGTGCCTATCACGCATGGGGGAGTGGTCTACCTCCTCAGATCCCTGACTTGAAACTATAAGAGTTGGTCTCAGCTCGTGTGATGGCCAGAGTAGCCTCTATCTCCGTCAGCAGATCGTCACTGAGGTGGTCTTCCCAGGGTCGCAGGGTGCGCGCCGCTGCCTCTTCAGCAACGGCACGCTGGAGTAGACTTAACAGATTATCAAAGTGCTCAATAGTCAAGGTCTGTTCGATGAACTGTTCGCTTTCATCGTCACGTCTGTACAGAAACGTAGCCATCCCTAAGCCATCTCGATCGTAAGGGTAACCGTCTTACCCCTAAGTGCTTCCACGTCGTTAGCATCAGGAACTGCGTGCTTCTTGATGTAGATCACCGGAACCGCAGCTTCATCAGCAGTAGCCTCAAACACCACGGTACCCTTTGTACCCTTCTTGTACTTCATCCCGGATACGATAATCTTAGCCATGTCAACCTCCTTAGGTCGGTCTCAAATAATTTACTCAGTCGTTTCCCCATCAGGCTTCCCCTGCCGCGCTACCTCAATCCAGTATTATATCCCCTGGATCATTACGCACTCGCGCACCCTTTCCATAGAGAACCGGGAACGCAATATCTTCAGGCCCGGGAGGTTTGTCGTCGAAGCTCCTTAAGTAGTCAACTACCCCTCCGACGTTAAACGTAGCCCGAACCGTGAGCTCGAAGTCGTACGGAGAGACTGCTCCCACGGCTACCTCCTCAACGTGCCCAAAATGCTCTGCAGCCTTTCGCAGTTCCTCCAAAAGGTCGTTGTCGTCGCATGCTACTAGAACTGTACGAGAAACCCGCCGAACTTGGATTATAATACCCTGTTTGGACTCGGGCACCTTTAATCTTGATCCCTTCATAGTACTTACTCCCTTCAGCTTACACACAGGTAAAAAAGAGAGCCGAGACTAGTCGGCTCTCTTCTCCGGTTGGGAGGGAGGTTGGCTTACTCCCCACCCTCGGCCTCGAGTTCAGCTTCCCATTCCTCTTCGAAGCCTTCCTCATCCACAGTAGGGGGCGTGCCAGTTTCCGCCGCTGCTTCAGCTTCCTTCGCGGCTTTCGCGGCCACACCACGAGCGATCTGCTGCTTGGTGTATACTTCCAACCAAGCTACCGCGGTCTCACGGTCTTCCTCGTCGAGGTCGGTGTCAGCGATGTCCATCTTGGATACTGCACTCCTCACCGACTTTGCCTTCTGCACGTACGACGGCAGACCCTGGTACGGCGAGCCGGCTCCGGCACTACGCTGCCCCTTCGAAGCCACATACGCCTGCAGGTCAGACACTGCAAGCAGAATCGGCTTTCGGGGCGATTCGGTGTCGCGGATGAACGGGATCAGGGTTTCCCGACACATTCGCCGCAGCCACTGCTCGTTTAGATCGAATTCAAACGAGGCTTGCCTCAGGGTTAGGTATGGTACTCCGTTAACATCTCTCGGTTCCATGTTAATTGCCATGGTTAAACTCCTTCCGAGCCTAGCGGCTCAATAACGAAATTTGGAAATCTGAACTGTCCTATGCTTCTATTATAACCCAGAAGCAACTAAATGTCAAGTCTCCCTTTGGTTACTTATCGGCGGCCTCACCCTCATCAGCGACGAAGGCCTTAAACTCCTTCGTAACGTCGTCATCCTCCAACAACCCGTAGTCCGATTCCAACTGGGCTACCTCGTCAAGAAAGGCTTCGACAATGACCATTACTACTCCGCGAACTCTTTCAACAACATTACTCACAATTTACCTCCTCACAACTTGCGTGTTACGATAATCACGTCGCAGAGGTGGCACCCACTACGCATTGGACACCCAATGTATCTTCGCATCCTCCGGTAGCTACCACGTATAAAGGCTGTCCATTCCTTCTCGACGTGTAGCCCCTGAAGCATGAACCCTCGTGGGTACCACTTTCGGCCCCGATCTTTCGCGTACTGCACTATCAAACTACCTCTACCGTTTGCGCATCGAGCCACCTCCTCGCGAGTTACTCTAAACCCATACCCATAGTTGACGTCGTGCACCATTTGGAAACACTCATCCATCGTTCACTCCCTCAACTTGCAACTCAGTCTAACTTAATTATAACACACATCTTCAGAAAAATCAAGTCTCTCTTTGGGTATGTATCCCTCCTCCGCAGCTATATATATGGATGCGGATGACCGACCAAATAAGGCGGATGAATTCCTCACACATGCGTCTGTCCTGTACAACTAGTTTGTTTATTTTGTCCTCCTCGTACTTAGCATCCGACGCCGTCCACTCGTCGTCGGTGACGCCACTCAAGCTCCAGGCCATTGTGTCCTCCTTTTGTGTGATGCCGCAATTACGTCTTGCACGGGGGTTGAGTGGGGAAACGCAACCAAACCGCCGTTGCATGTTTCCCCACCGTGGACCGACTACCGAAGTTTATTCGGGATCATCCGCGACATGTGCTGCAATGACTGTGGGTGTCACCCGCACAAGCTTGTTCGGACCCCGACTGAAGCGGTAGACATATTGAACATCCCGTAGGTAGACTACCTTCTTGAGCTTCAGGTTGACTAGGCGGACTTGATCATACCGCTGACCTTGGCCCAACTTAATAGTCAGATAGTTGGTCTCGTTAACAGTGTCGGACTCGGGATCAACGTCGATGAAGGGTTCGTCCCCCTTCTTGGCCTGGAGTACTAAACTCTTACCTGGCATTGCACCACCTTCCTTTCGTTTTGGGACCCCATGCAAGGCTCGCTATGGGGCAATATGTATTTGGTTTATGGGCTTTCCCACCCGGCTCAGGGCGCACAGCTATCTCCTTCCTCTACCTGAGCCTTTACCTGGTCTAGGTACCTAACTCTTGCACGTCTCACACCGTTTTGCTTTGAGCGCAACCAGTTCCGCCTGCAGAGAGGAGATTTGCCTCAATCTCCTCTCTGCTCGATGCTTGTATACCCGCTCCCATTTCTTCTTCCTCTTGCCCCACCGCATCATACGGCTAGCCCACTCGCGGGCCTCGTCCCGCTCCTGTTCCAGCTTCTCCAAATACTCCGGCGGCGGAGGCCCTAGATATTCGTCAGGATATTCCACTATCCCCCTCCCCCGACTTTAGCTCCTTGGTACATCGTGAAGAGTAGATGCATCTCGTCCTCAGTGAGAGTGAAGTACCAGCACTCCCTGCCTTGTCGAGACTCCGGAGAGGTGTAGATGGTTACCTCACCATCTTCAACGTCGACGTTACTGATGTGATGCTGCTTCGTCTCACTCGTAACGTCGCCGTCGAACTTGACGTCATGCTCAACGTGGGGAGAGTTCCTCCCTCCCATGCCGTGAAAGAATAGTAACCTCATGTTGACCCTTCCTCCTTACTTAGACCTTCAGTCGATGCAAACCAAACCATTTCAACATCCATAACTCCCTCCTCCACCTTCACCTGTACCTTCATTGTGCTGGCTCAATTCGAATGACGTTATACCATACAGCATCCGAGACCTCTTGCGCCGTGATACCGTACGTGGGCAACATCGGCCTACAAAGTGCTCTCAGGACCCCAGCTATGTAACTTGGTGAGGGAACCTCCGCGTGCCTTCCCAAGGAGAACCCGGACTTCGGGATGCGGGAGGCGTCCTCGATTACGGCGGAGGACAGGCCCTGCTCTGCAACCGGTGATGCGGTCTGAGACTCTGCGTGCAGCCACGGTCCTCGCAAGAGCATGTACTCTATCATCGGTACTGGGATCTTATGGGCTAGAGCATGTCGAAGTGCGTCTACGGTATCCTGCGCTCCGTCGTCGTCGGCTCCGTTCTGTACGAGCCAGTCGAAGAACTCTTCCCCGTTCCCATAACCGTAGTGAGCTACGGCATCGACGAGTTGCCCAATGCTGAACCGAGTGTGCAGTTCATTAAGGGCGCTATCTTTTTCTCTTAGTACCTCTGGTCCTAATACGAGTTTGTTCATTGTATTACTCCTCTCTTGATTAGCCCTTAGTGGGTACTTAGCAGGTGTACCCTGCAACATCATGGATCTCGGCGTCCAGGTGAGCAACGAGGACCTTGATGGCAAACAACAGATCCTCACACACCTTGAACTCCTCTCGTGGTATCGGAAATACGCGACCCTCGTCTGGGTGAATCTCTATCTGGTCGACACGCTCACCCTCTCCAGTTTGACTTAGCTTCGCGTGTAGCTCCGATGCTAGGTCGTGAACCTCATACTCCGTTAGTATAAGCGTCGACATGTATATCTCCTTTCTCTACCGCTAGCTATGGTCTAGATACTTTCCGACCTCGTCCGGTGTGTCCTCGTTCGCCCAGCGTATGAGCTCGCGCAGTCTCCAACATAGTACCGCAAAGGCTATAGCACCTACGATACTAACAACACCTACGCCCTCCATGTTTCTCCTTTCCCCACCCTCCCACTACTTGTAATCACAAGAACGTTGTGATGATGCAAAGAAACGCTGCCCCAATAACCCCAATGGCTAGTACAAGTAAGATCATCTCACCTATTCTAGCGTTTTCGGGCGGTTCGTACATTCTCCTTTCCTCCTCCCTCTCCCTTCATACTATGAAGATCTGGTCTAGCGGTGCATTAGTCGGTGTCCAGATCACTCGATGTTGCTTGTCGGTCTCGGTCAGTGTACACGAATAGTCTGAGAACCAGATGATCTCTCCGCTCTCAGTACGAAGGAGTACTACCTTGTCGAGAGGTCCTCCACCCCTTGCCGCCTCGGTCTTTGCCCACCCCAGCGGGATGAGGGTGCCGATCTCATCGCCATGATAGGTATTGATGCTCCTCAACTGTCTTGAGATCACCTTCCGCATCGTGGTGATCTCGATCGTCTTTACCTTAAGTAACTCTGTCTTACGCATCTCCGTCTCATACTCTCGTTGCGGGACCGCTATGATTACTCCTCTACCTTCCACATAATTATCACGAACACGGAGTACACCAGTATTGAAGCCCCAACTACGCCCATTGCCCACGCTATCGCGAGAAATAGTTCTTCCATGTATACCTCCTACAAATAGTTTTCTAGTACGGTGTTGACATTCCGACTCGCCGCGCTCGTTATTCTCGTCACCCTAAGTACTCTGCCTATCATCTTTCGTTACTCTCCTCTCCTAGTAGTTCTCTATTACGTTCATGATGTGCCTGCGGAGCCACGCTGCTTGCAGATCCGTGGGGTTGTCCCACTCCTCCTCTCCAGCCTGCGCGATCATCTCATAGTCCACCTCTCTGTCCTCAGCAAACTGGATAGCGATCCCGTGGCGGATGTGTTCCTAGTCCATTAGGATGCGCATGATCCTCTCGATGAACTCGCTAACGTGCCAGTCCTCCTGCTCTTGCAGCTCCTCTAGTGACATCATGATCCGAGATCACCTTCCTCTCTGAGCCTAGGTCGTAGGCCCTTAGCAGTGTTGACTCGATCTTGTCGACCCACATCGAGTGCCCGCTCAACCAGACCATCCCTGCTGCGGTGGATTGCAACGAAGACCTCTTCGATGGTCTCCTCGAGGTCCGGCCATGACAGGATCGTGAACGCTGTTCCATCGACGTCTCCCTCAATGTGTGATTGCACTTTGAGGTCCTTGATGTCGTTCTCGATGTTCTTGGCGTACACCTCAATGAGATCGAGGAGTATGTTTATATCCACGATCTTATCCATCCCCAACTCAACTACCTTGACTTCATCCTGCAGCATTGCTACCTCCTTTTGCTTTCTTCCCACGTATGTAGAGCCGTGGGAGATCAATTCGAATTCGAGGGAGCATCAGCTGCCAGTGATCGTCTTCCTCGACAGTATCGTAGCAGTAGATGTATGCTCCATCCTCTTCACGTTCTCCTTCGAAGAACCCAATAACGAGCCTTCCTCCCTTTAACTTGATAGGCATCTTGCGTTACCCTCCCTTTCCTTGTGATTCATTACTAGGTACCTACGCTGGCGGATTACTAAGGAGCCTCTCGAGCTCCTCTTTGAACTCGCTGCATACCTGGAGTGCGAGGAACATTGCGGATAGCTGCCATTGGATTACGTGGTACCTATCCACCTCTGGGTCCTCGTCTCCATCTCGGAAGGCCTCCCAACGGGACACTCCGAAGTACTTGCGTGTGCGCGTCGCAGCTTCATCGATCACGACGGGCTCCTCCGTTATCCGCGCGGCGGTATCGCTTGCTACTATGGCTTGCTGTAGTCGTTCCACCAGGTTATTGCCTTCTTGGTTACACATCCTAATCTCCTTTCTATCTAATTATAACACAGAACCGCGAAAAAATCAAGTCTCTCTTTGGTGCGTGGCAGGGTTTCCCTCCTCTCTTTCCCAGCTACATTGTGGTAGCAACGTGTCCACAACGTGACCACAATGTAGCCCGGTTCTTGGTAGCTTTTCGTAGAACATTATAAGTGAGAATACTTGTAGTGTTGTATAAGCTCGAGGGTTTGTTGTTTTGGGTCTCCGATCGGGTACCAATGAGTAGCGAAAACAGCTGTTTTTGCTGACTCATGGCCTAAGCGATATTGAGATCTCTCGTTTATAATAAAATACGAGAATACGAGAATTTTAAGATAAGCTATATATATATATATTTATACTTATTTATATTTCTCAATATATTGAGATTTGCCTCCTCTAGATATACTTAATATATTATTATTATTATATTTTTATATAAATTATATATATATATATATTGATACAACTGGAAACCTTGAGTACGGGAGTGAGGGGCAACTACCCTCCACTCCCACGGCCTCTTGTCACGCTCTCACACATTCTGTAACACCTCGCCTGGGCCCACCCAACTAGCTACTCCGTAGCTGAGCCCAAATCGCATCGGTATCTCTTGCTGCGGGTCACATATGTTTCGGAACCCTAAGAAGTAGTTATTCCCGTACCGGATCAGCTGTGCTGTCGCCCTCCGGCGGTTTGCTGCTGAGTTGTATACTCGTTTCGTCCTACCTACCTTCTTCATCACTTGCATCTCCTCTCTGCCAGTTTCTGCATCGAATCGCGGCCGCCGAGCCAGTCTCGGCATCTAGGTGTGTGTGGAGCCTCCGTATACCTCTGTGTAACCAAGGCAGGGAGCTCTCCAGAAGTTGGAACGACTGTAGGTGGCCCCAAGGAGTACAAAAAGATTCTGGCGGGGTCCTTGGAACCGGGCACCACTTGGATGCGGCCGCGTAGCCTTTCCAGCAGTTCGTTAGCTTCGATGGTTACCTCCAGACTTCCACGCCAGTCCAGGTATGGACGATTGGTGCGTGGAAGGTTATCGAGACGGCCATCAGCCAGAAGATATCGGCTGACCGCACTACGAAGTAGCTGCCTACGCTCACGTGAAACATTTGCATCACCTCCTTTCGGGTGTTGGCTTGTCTCGCTGCGCGGTCCGCATCCATTGCTATTCGGTTGTCAAGCATTAGCGTCAGGGCTCCACCGAAGTGAAGCCCTGCGTGCTACTGCTCGACGCTTGCTAGGCGTCCAGCTCGGCGAGCTCCTCCAGGAGTTCCTGGCGAGTGTCGTACTGCTCCTTGTACTTCCGGAGCAGCTCCAACACGACGTCGCGCGCCGTGTCGTCCAGGTCAGCATCCTGGGTCACCATGTTGCCCACCATCCGGATCGCCCGGATGGTCGGCTTCTCATGGTTGCCCGTAGCCCGCATTCCCGGGAGATCCTTCTGGGCCATCTCCTTGGCGTACCTCTCCACGAAGTACTTGGAGACGAACCAACGACCTTCCAACTTGCCTGCGACAATGCCCTTCCTACCCTGGGACAGCATGCGCTGGCCCCAGACCGGAACTATGCCACAGTCATTCTGGAATGCCTTCCGAGACACCCACTCCCCTGCCCTAACCTCCTCGAGCAGTACCTCGTGGTTGTTCCCGGGGGCTAATTCCTGGACGCGTGTCGATGTTACCTTCTTGGCCGTAGCCATGTATACACCTCCTAGGTGTGTATATCTGATGGGCTTCGCTCAACATCGGCTATTCAGTTTTGTGGATATTCGGTTGTGGTGGTGCAAGGCACCTCCTTTCTCCCGGGTAGCACTTCATTGTGCCTACAGGACGAGCCCAGGTGGGATGACGACTATCAGCCTCTTGAGGACGGAGGCTGGGAGTCGGCGGAATGCCGGCCTCGAGAAGTCCACGTGGGGCCTCAGTGTGGCCGGGTCGACTTGGATGGACTTGCTGACTGCCTCCCAAAGGGGAAGCCAGTACCTCTCGGTACCGTCAATCCAGTCCACGCAGGGCAGACCTTGATGGTCTGCTCCTAGTGTCACTTTGATGGTCACGTCTATCACCTCCTTTCTAGATGTGACGTGTGTATAAAGAATGTAGGTAGAGACTCTTACATGAGTGCTATAAGTGTGTCGTTATAGCACTCATATAAGAACCCCTGTTAAGGGTTCTATTTGTGGTGTACGGTATTATCTCCTGGATAGGAGCGCCTACACCGTACGGCGGCCTGGAGCCGTCTACTCTAAATACCTAGGTCGACCTTGTGGTCACCTATAGAGTTAGACAGCTGCCCCCAAAGGAGGGACGACAGTGACATCGTCGCGGTCCAGAGGTCGAAGGTCTCCTTAGAGATAGGGAAACCATCGCCACAATTCAGACACACGGCGGAGTAGTCGCCGTTGCTCCCCTTTATGGGGTGAAGGCTGTGTTGGCAGTCCTTATTCAATTGTTATCACCCCCTTTCTGGGATATGACATGATATAAAGAATCCACAATTGGACCCTTACATGAGTGATGAATACGCGACGTTTCATCACTCATGTAAGAGGACCCTTACGGGTCTCTTACTATTGGGGCCTAGAGGAAATCGCAAGAGGTTACTTTAACGGTGATATCATCATCGTTAAAGCTAACACTCTTAACCGATCTCCAGTTGAAGATAGCTACTTCGATCCCTTTGCAAGAGATTGCAAAGTTACCACCAGCATATCTTACAACAAGACCCTCTGCTAAGAAACTATCACACATAAGTGTAACAGTCTCCTGCACGAGAGAGTTGATAACTCTCTCCACGGCTAGGTTGTAAGTCATTTTGTTATCACCCCCTTTCTGGGATATGACATGGTGTTAATAATCTGTAACAGAATTGCTACAGATTTTATATCAGCAAATCCTTATAAGATTAGTACAGTACTAATCTTATAAGATAGCTATAACGGCTGCGTTCTAGCTATCTTATAAGATCTCTCTTACGAGAGATCTATATATTCTATTTCATAATAATCTGATCATCTTGCCAATCGATGATCTCGTGATAGAACACTTGATAGATTAGCTTATCATCTTCGTTTATAGATCTCATCATAATTCGATCATGATGAAGACCTATATCATAAAATCTATCATTAACGTGATCATTAATTGATAGAATAGATATTGAACGACCCGATTTTACTAGATTGAAAAGAAACTCTATTAACGAAACTTTCATACTACCCATGATAAATCTTCTCTCTTTCTGAGATATAGAATATCTCAACATTAGACGTTACAGTTTTAATATCAATCGATAGTTAACGAACAGTTAGAAATTTCTTCTTATAACAGACCTCCCTATTAGAATAGATAAGAAACACAGACGACCAGATAGTTAATAGTTATGCAAACAGTTCTTTATATAATATATAAATTATATTATTTATTTATTTATTATATATATTATAATATATATATATTATAAATACTACACCCCCCGAATTGACAATATCGTCGGATGGTACTTTTACTGTGTGCTCAATCTCTTGTTGCCTACCTGACCTAACAAACGTTCAAGAGTTCTCACCGAAAACGTATCACTAAATTGAGCACAAACCCTATTGCTTTTTTCCGAAATTGCGGGTATAATATATATATAAGATATAGAAATTTAGAACAAAAAGCACCCACCAGCACCAGCCAAAATGGGGGCAGATGTGACAACCCAAACAATTCAGCTACACAACCAAGATGTTCGGGGCCAGGACGTCGCTGAACTGGCTAGCCAAAGTTCGGGTCGGACCCCCATCACTACAGTGATCGAGGGTGCAATTGCTGCCATGGTGCGTTCGGGATGGACAAATGACCGCATTGTCGATTTCCTGGCGTCCAATCGACGGACCTACATTGCCGAGGGTGATGTTGAACGCGTCCGAGTTCGAGTCCCCGAGGGTGCCCTCCTACCGGCAACCAACATGGAGACGGAACTTGCCGGCGCTACCGTCGAGGTGGACGTCATGCTCAAGATGGCCCAGACGATCCGAACCCAAGAGTCTCGCCTATCCGCCGCGCTTCAGACCGAGGAGCGCATTGCCAACACAGGTGGAGACGAACTCATGGTTCCGGGGAAGCCTGGCGTCGTTCGACGTCAGCAGCCGGGCAGTCAGCAAGGCGGCCAAAGTGGGCAGGGCGGCCAGCAAGGCAACCAGATTGGGCAAGCATCGGTCCTGAGTAGACGACCAGCACGGCGGGGAGGCTTTGCTGCTACTGTGAACGAAATGATCGCTGTATACTGGTCAATGCTTACTCAATACACCCGCGCAGCGCAATCGATGGGGAAACTACCCAACCACGTTCGCGGCACCGAGGTAATCTCTGACCTAGAATCCATCCAGCTCCCAAGCCTACGCACACTAGTACAGCACAACGTAACGATCAACAACGGCAACATCGACAACCTCGCACCACCACAGCCCGTCGCTGACGTCACACCTCCCGAGGCAACCCCCGTTGACGTCATCGACGGGTCCTTTACTGTTCAGGACCTGGGCCGAGTTCCCGACCCCGACCAGCCTCTCCAAACAGTATCTGACCAATCTGACCAATCTGACCAATCTGACTGGGCAACAACTGCGCCTCCGCCGACGCCAGCACCTACGTCGGAGCCGCGGGTAATGCAGCCACTGCCGCCTGAGTGTACGTTCGTCGGCGATGATGATGATCTGTCGGAACTACTCAGCGAGTTTCTACCTACTTCGGATAGTGCAGACAGCGCGGCAACATAGTCGGTCAGGCACGGGTTTTTCGATTCGCGGCACGGAGGTTTCCGGTTCGATGGCAAAAACTCCTACACCCCTGTGCTACGCAGTAGGAGAAGCAAATTAGACTAGTAAGCGAAGGAGGTAAGTAGAAATGCCAAACGGTGACGGAACAGGGCCGAGGGGCGCAGGCCCACGAACAGGGCGAAGACGGGGAAGTTGCCCGCCCAAGAAAGGGCGGCGGAGGTAGTGTGAGCGTAGTTATCAACGAGACTGGTATAACCCAAGTGTGGGATGGATACGTGATACCTCGGGGAAGGCACGATATTCCGGAGAGAGTCGCCAAGGCAATTGGGAACAGACCAGGGTACTCATTTGAGCCCTTGGGTCCGAATCTGTACTTCTTGGCACCGTTTAGAAGCTGTGAGGGCTATGGGTCACAGGCTGAGGACCTTGTGGTGGGATGGGATTCGCTCGGAGTAGCTCTCACCGTGAGAAACTTATGGGAGGTAGAGCCGAAAGGGCTCCACCCAAGAGTACTTGAGCTACTTAGCCGCCCAGGTGTAGGAACGCATGAGGTAGGACTGTGTTTTGCAACTGCCGGAGAGTTTCAGCATTTGCCGACGGAGTACCGTGTAGGGTTGACGATGTGGGAAACAGATAGGCCTGCGGAGGTGCATCCACAGTGGACGTGGCAGATAAACGAGCTGGACCTCCTTCTAACGCCGAGTGAGTGGTGCAAGCAGGTGTGGAAGCGGTCCAATGTGTATTCACCGATTAAGGTGGTAGAGTTAAGTGCAGCGCATCGGTTTTACGAGGCGCCGCTCTGGGAGCAGCACGATCGGAAAGAGTTCGTAGTCGTTTCGTGGGCGATGATGACGGTGTTGAAGAGCCCGCGGGAGATGATTGGGGTGTTTCAGAAGGCATTTCCACGGAGTAAGTATCCTGACTGTCGGCTCAAGATTAAGACGCATTCGGGATGGTTCGGTGGGGAGCCGGGAGACTTTCCACAGGTAACCGACGACCGTGTTGAGATCATCAACGAGACCTGGTCGTTCGAACAACTAGTCTCGTTTGCACGGAGTGCAGACGTTGGGTTATTCTTGTCAAAGGGAGAAGGTTGGGGCCGGCCAGGCCGCGAAGCAGTAGCCCTCGGGTTACCAAGTATTATTACAGACAATACTGGGTACGGATCGATATGTAGTTCTGGAGACGTTGTAGCGATCCCTACCCGTAAGGTAGTTAAAGCCCCCAGCTGCTATGGTGGAGACTGGTGTATTCCGGATTGGAATGCAGCTGTTGACTCCTTACGTGAGCTTTACAGTAATCGAGAGGTTGCTGCAGAGAGAGCCCTTAAGGGTTCGGAGCGGTATCGCCGTGAGTACTCGCCAGAGCGAGTGGGCCAGAAGATTCTGGATGCTCTTGAGGGTGTTACTAGTAAGCCGTCGAAGCGTTCGCAGCTGTCGAAGTCGTGGGCCGGTTTCTACAGCAGTGAGGGCGAGGTAGACCTTAGGCCAGTTCGACACATACAGGAGCACCACAAGCGGTTCTTCGACTACATTGTCGAAACCTTTCCGAAGTCGAGTCAACTACTTGAGACTGGAGTGGGTACCGGATCGTTTTTCGCCGCTTTAAGTGCTTGCGGTTTTAGTGTGTCGGCGATAGAGAACGACCCTAAGGTTATTGTAGAAGCGACAAAAGTACTTGAGAAGCTCGGCGTAGTACCCCAGATAATTTCGGGAGACACTTTTGAGTTAAACGGGCACCAGGCAGACGTTATCTACCACCAGGGCCTGCTTGAACATTTCAAGGTTCACGACGTGCTTAAGATCATTGGACAGCAGTTAGGGGCGGCAGACCGAGTAGTGTTTTCGGTGCCGTCGATTTACTATCCGACACGAGACTTCGGGAACGAGAACCTTCGCGGTCTTGAGTGGTGGCAGAAAGTTGTGAGTAGGCACTTCGACGTTAAACACTCAGAGTACTACGGAGGAGCTGGAGATCGGTGGCATGTGTTGCTGGATGTAGCTACCTCTGATCGTGGATCAGTTACTAGGAGGTTATAATGGTAATGAATGGCGGAATAGCTTGGCGGGATAAGATCCCATGGATCGAGGATGAGATTGTACCCGAGATGGAGAAGCTGTATACTCCGACCGCTCGAGTATTTGAGTATGGCTGTGGAGCATCGACTGTTTGGGCAACGCGGAGGGTAGCACAGGTCATAGCGGTCGAGCACTGGCCGGACTGGTACAACAAGGTACGGGCGTTCGTCGACGACGAGGAGCCGGAGTTGTGGAACAGGCTAACGTTGATGCTAATCCAGGAGAGGGTTGCAGCAGGTGCTGACCCGCTTCGTAGGCTTGATGTGTACGCCCGTACGATTAGGATGTTTCCAACTGAATACTTCGACGTTGTCATGGTAGATGGTCGAGCACGTCGTTTGTCGCTCCTAAACTCATTGGACCGTGTCAAGCATGGGGGTGTAATCATTCTTGACGATACAGAGAGGGACTACTACCTCTGTGCTGTTGATACAGCTGTAGAGCTTGGCTTTACTCGTTGGGATGTAGCTCGTACAGCATTTCTACGGAGGTTATAATGGCTGCAGACGATTTTGTTAGGATCGTCAGACTAGTTGACGAGAATGGTAATTATATAGCTACGCTGCCAGTGTCTCTAGCAGCGGGAGAGATTTCAATTGGAGCCATCGAGCTCAAGGATGGTATAACGGATGACAGAGCAGAGGTAACACCAGATTTACGTCTATCAACTAATGCAAACCAACAAGTGGGTGACGCTGACGTAAACAACGCAAATCCTGTTCCTGTAGATGCTACGGGTCAAGGAGATGTTCCTGTAACACTTGATAGTGAGCAAGTGGACGTCTCAGATCGTGTAGCTAGAGATCTGGGAAAGGTCAACGTTGCTGATGTAGATGGCTTTGACAGTGTTAAGGGCCAGAAGGCTATGACCGAGTCGTTTCCGGTGGTCCTACCCAGTGATCAGGCGTCGGTTCCAGTAGATGCTACTGTAGTTACTAGTGGAGGAGCTGGAGCAACTATTGGAGTAACTACCGGCGCGAAAGTAGTAACTGACGGTGTCGGCACAGTCCAACAGTACCTACGAGGTCTGGTTACCCTCGTTGCGGCTAAGATTGGTATTACCGTGGCAGATGGTGATAATGCAGCACTTGGCACAACTACTGGTGCTGCGGTAGTAACTGATGCAGCTGGCTCAGTTCAACAATATCTGCGTGGTATCGTCAAGCTGCTGATTAGCATTATCAGCGTGAAGATAGACCAGACCACGCCAGGGACGACCAATAAGGTGTGGGCTGACCCAGTGACGGCTACGCCGGTGACGTACAACGTGACACTAACGGTAGCCGACACGGAATACTCACAGGCTATGCCAGCTAATTGCAGGGCATTTGAGTTTCAGGCCCGGACCGATGTGGCTATTCGGGCTGCGTTCGTGACTGGACACGTAGCTGGACCAGCCGCTCCATGGATCACACTGAAAGCGGGAGATTATTACTATTCATTCGACTTAAATCAGGAAGCCGCTCCCAGCACATTATATCTGGGGTCAGCTATCCCGGGTACTATCGTTGAAATTATTGCGTGGGTATAGGAGAGAATTATGCCAATACGAGGACGAGGTAGACAAGACAGCCGCTTATACTGCGGCTTGACCTGGAACGAGAGCACCGACGCCTACGGGCGCACCGGGACATTAGCGGGAGTGGTGACAGGAAGTTCACCTGGCAGTGCAGCACTGGCAATTCAAGGTAGCATGAAACGCTGCGTTATGGGAGACGATGGCGTCATATTGTACTACCTATGTGCCACTGACAGTACCCTAAAAGCGGATTGTCTGACAGCATCAGATCTAACTGGAACCGATGGACAGGTAATGGTAGAGATACCCAAGTTCTACTTGCGGTATTCGTATGCAGCCAACGTGCATAGCTGGGACATTTCAGCGATTCCCCTGCCGGGCTTTAGCTTGCACCCCGCGTTCTTCAAGAACGGCGCAGTAGTGGATTACCGTTATATGTCTGCCTACGAGGGCATCTTGTACGATGACTCTGCATCCGTCTATACCAGTGACTACAATCCAATTGCGGCTCATGCAGTCACCGTTGACGTGAACGTGGGTGCCACTGGCGAAGGCTCGATTACTGAGAACGCAGCCGGGGGAACCATCTACGCTCAACTACAAGCGGGAGATGTGATCGTTGTGACTGGCACGGCGGACAATAACGGG